TGCGTAATAATGAAAGAGAAAACTCCTAATAAGTGAACGAGAAAATGCGTAATAAAGACTCCTAGGAAACATACTGGAATTTCTTAGTGAGGGTAGGGGTTTTACCTAGCCCAGGCCGCTTGCCATAGGTAAATTCCCTAGGTAGAGGACATAAAAAAGCGCGGTTTCCCGCGCTTCTTTTTTATTTAAGATACGCCATCCCATACGGGCCACAACCAGAAAGCATGTCCTGATTGAAAATGTTTCCGCGAGCGTGCATGGCTGGCGCTTTCCATGATGCCGCTTTGAGCAAGTCGCCATTGCTTAGATCAATGAAACCATAAGCGGAAGTCCCACTGTCTTTTTTAATGATTCGCGCAAAGCGTTTGCCAGTGGAGATTTCCACAGTGGGCGCTGGCAGCGTGGGGAAGCGTGCGCTGCGATATTCCAGCAGCATGTTTTCCAAGGCAACGCGGAAGGTTTCGATTTGTTCGGTGATGTTTTTCGTGTCCATGTGAGAAGATAGCAGAAAAAGAGAACCTCGCAACTCTTTTTTTATCTGTTTTTATTGCTTACATGTTTTACCTAGCCCAGGCGGCTTCGCCTAGGTAAATTCCCTAGGGCATTGGCATAAAAAAGGGGCGGTTTCCCGCCCCCCTTTGCCTAGAGAACATTTATGGCCATGATGCCTTTTTCGTTTACAAAAGCCCAAGAAGATTCCTTAATGGGTTTTTTCGTGTCCTGATCAAAGAAGTGCCCAGCCACATAGGGATTATATCTAACAAAACGAAGGTTAGAGCTTGTCACATTTGTCACGCCAGCGTAGTCGCCTTCGATGAAAGCATGAACGTTTTTGCGCTTTTCTTTCAGCACTCGCTCGCGCCCAGCTTGCGACACTTTAAAAACTACATTAAAAACTTCAATGCGCGGAACGTGTTTCCAAAGCCGCCAGCCTTTTTCAGTGCGGTGAAGCACAGAGAGACATTGCTTGTGAAGATTGCGATAGATTTTTACTCGTTTCATAGTGGTTCAATGTTAAGCTGACAAAAAGTTTTTGTAGTATTCCTGCTGATCTTGGTCAGTGATGCCGAAAGCCTCGCGCAACTTGTCGAATGCGCTGACAGGAACGAAAACTTCCCGCACATAGTCGCCGCGAAGTTTACCAGCACTCAACACAGATTCCAGACTGCCAAGTGTGGTCAATTGGCGAGGGGCAGCGCCCCACTTGACGCAGACGTTCAAGTTTGGAAAAATGCTTTTCAGTTCAGAGTGTGCCGCATCAGTAACGTAGCCGCCGTTCAGAAGGATTTCTTTAAGTGTGTTCATGGTGGTGAATTTAATGTGTTTTTTATCTTTTGTCAATCAATACCAGAGAATGATTGACACAGACAACAGGGCTATGATGCCCACTAGCCAAGCTGCTGTGATGAGGATTATTTCTGCGGGTGTGTCGTATTGGTTCATGGCCTATAGAATAGCAGAAAAAGAGAAGCCCGCAAATCTTTTTTATTCTTTTTTATTGCTTAGGTAGTTTACCTAGCCCAGGCGGCCTGGCATAGGTAAAACTCCTAGGCGTAGGGCATAAGAAAGGGGGCGGTTTCCCGCCCCCGTAGAGGTTTTGCTTACGCTTCCATCACAAGCTCAGCGGTGTCAATCTCCGCTTCGATGATAGGGCGATGACCCACGCGAGCATCGAAGACACTCTGCATGGTCATGGTGCGGGCGGGCAGCTTGCTCAGGTCACCACCCTTAAGGCACTCAGTCACGCCATTGTAGAGACTCCACAGCGTATGGCCGTTGAACTCAGGATGGTTAGGCGTGCGGAATTGCTGCATGATGGGGTAAACCTCGCGGGCAGGAATTGCCTTGGCATCTGCAAGTTTCACGATCAGGCCAGCGGCCTCATCTTCGACAAGCTCGAAGGTCTTATAGTTTTCGATGCGGTTCTGCATGTCGGTGAAGTGAGAGACGAGACGACCCACAGCCTCGCCGAGAACGCGGGGAATGTCGCGCATGATGTTTGTGGTATGCTTGCGGGCGAGTTTAATGTCGCTGGCAAAACAGAGGTTTTCGCAAACGATCATTCGGTTCCCAATGCAGACAGAAGCCGCGAAGCTCTTATCGTGCGCGTTGCGCAAGCCGAGAACAAGCTGGCGATCAGTTGCGTCGAGATTTTTACCAGTAATGACGAAGCCGCCGAAGTAACGCTGACCCATGCGGGCGAGCGCGTGCTCCTCTTCTTTCACGTTGTAGCCAGCGCGGGCGATTGCCTCGCGCATCTGGTCAACAAGGTAGGCGTGGCCGATTGGCTGAAAAGATTCGGTTTTCTCAGGAGTGGCGACAGTGGCGAGTTGTTCGGCGGAGATTTTGTTTTTTGCGATGAGGAGTGACATAGTATTTTTCGTGTTTTGGTTTTGGTTCGTTGAAGCGTTCTGTTTTGAACGTGCATAAAGATACCACATCAAAAACAAAAGACAACGTGTTTCTGCATTATGGCCAAAGTTTTTTGCACAAAAGTTTTTGCGAAGTTGGCACGGTAATTGAATGCTTAGGGGATGTTCTTATGTGGGCATAGGAGTTTTACCTATCCCAGGCGGCCTGGCCTAGGTAAATTCCCTAGGGATGGAGCCTAAAAAAGAGGGCGGTTTCCCGCCCCCTCGTAGGAGTTATCTTGATCTGACCAGCGTGGCAAGTATCGCTATAAGAAAAACAATTAGAATTTCCATTAGTGTTTAGGATACATTACTACGTCTTGATTCTTATCCCAGCAGGCGCGGCAACTGCCGCAGACGCCGCCTTGTTTGTAGGCGGGGCAGGTGACTTTGCTAGGGTCACTTGTAACGCCTGACACTGTAACCCCTAGGCGCTCAGCAGCGCCAGTAGGCAGGGGACCGTCCATCATATAGGCAGAAAGCCTAATGTTAAGATTGGCAGGGAACGCGCCATGCTTTTCCTTGTATTCTGTGACGATAGCATACTCCCTAGTAGGGAGCCAGTGGCGCACGTCGGGCGTAGCCTCGCAAACTGCCGCGATTTTTTCCAAGTGTTCGAGGGATTGCAAATCGCCCGCATCATGCCAGCGGAAAACATTCACAGAGGCATGATTGATTTGAAACGCCATCGCTTCAACCCACTCTTGATTCACAAGGGAAGCAAGGCGACGATACAAGGCATTTTTCACGTTGCTGAAAACGTAACGCCCTTTTAGAGCGTAGCACTTCGAGCAAATGGAGCCTTGCACAGTGCGAAGGCGTGAACCAACCCCGCACGCTTGCGCGGGGATGGAGTAGGCAAAACCTGGCATTTTAGAAGGCTTGGAAAGCCCGCCAGTCAATTCTTTAGCAAGTTTGGGTGTCATCATAGGAATGCAAGCTAGCAGATTAGTCTTCAATGTCAACTCCCATTGCACGCAATTCTTGACGAACTTGCGAGCGAGGAACAAGATGCTCGCTTGAATCTTCTTCTTCTTCTTCGCCATAGGCAAAGTCGAAAGCAGAGAAGATTGTGTCAGCATCCAGTTTCAGGGCTTCAAAAGCAGGCGCGAGGTTTTCGCGGCTGTTGGTCATCATCCAGTCAACTAGGTTGACCAGCACATCAATGGCTTGTGTTTGTTTTTTCATAGGCAAGGTAAACTTAGCACACGCAAAGAAAGAGCGCAAATCATTTTGTGCGTTTTTTATTCTTTTTTATTCTTGTAAACTTGGCACGCTTTTAGAAAGTGCTTGACAAGGTTATCCCCTAGGGAGTTTTCTTAGGCGCGAGTCTTAGGAGTTTTTCTATAAGAGCATAGGGATTTTACCTATCCCAGGCCGCTTGGCATAGGTAAACGTATTAAGCCCCCCACCTAGGGTAAGTCGCGGGATTTCTCCGTTGATCGAGGCATGGAGCCTCTTGTCCCCTAGGCGAGAGAAAGTCAAGAAAGTTTATACGTCACTTAAAATTTCATACATTTTTTCGGTGTCAACTTCTTCCCGCAAAGGTTCGCGGCCATTCCACTCTGGCCTTGTCAAGTGAGCAATTTCATCAATGTCGTAAAAGATTTGCTTGCGTGCTTCTCGCAATGTGTAAGCCAAACCAACAAGGGCGGCATAAACGCCCCGCGCTTCATAAAATTCCATTGATTCAAACGGTTTAGCTTTCCCTTTGGTCATTTTAGGTAAAAGCTTTTGTTTTGTTTGATCTGCCTCGTTTGATTTGCTTTCGATTTCCGCAATCGTTTGAGAGATTGCATGATTACGTTTTTTATTGCGAGCTTCAAAGTATTGAGTCAGAACTTTGTTGTGGAATTGTGATTGGTTCATGCTGGCAAGATAACAGTTTTTATTCTTCTGGCAAATCTTTTTTGTCTTTATTTTTAAGTCTCGCACGCGCAAGGGCGCGAGAGTATTTTTTGTGCTCGCTAACGTCTCGAATTTTGCAGCAGCAACGGCAACCATATTTGGCGCGTTTGTTTTTGCTGCTATCAAGGCATTCTTTCTTTTGTTCTGCTCTGAAACTATCCATTGTTTTTGTGTTTGGGATTGCGGCGGTAGTCCTTGGCGCTTTTATGTTTCTGCGGCGGCGGCGGAAGGTCTTTGCGCACGCGCTTTTTAAGTTCGCGGTCTGAGATTGTGCCGAGGTGATGGGTCTTCTTCATGCAAGCGATAGCTTATTGTATTTTCGCACAAGGTCAAGGCGTTCTTCAAAATGTTTAGCAATTGTTTCGTTGCCGACAATCAGGTCTTCCAGCATGCCCCTGTAGAACACTGCGTTGAAAATGTGCGCTTGTTCATTTGTCAAGGCCACGCCTCTGCTTTCTTCACTGATTTGACGGAGTAGGTTGCCTGCGGTTTCTAATGTGTGGTTCATGTTTCTACTATAGAGGCAAAAGCGCTTCTGTCAAATAGAAAAAGATAAAAATCCAAATTCGAAACGCCCTAATACTAAATAGGAAAGTCTTAAATAGTCTTCTTAGGCATCTTTCTTAAGAAAGAGTAGGGAATTTGCCATTTGAGCGTAGGAATTTTACCTACCCCAGGCCGCTTGGCCTAGGTAAATCACCTAAGAAAACTTAGGGGGCAGAGAGGAACAACACTAACCTCTCCACCCCCCTTTGTCTTATCACCGCCTAGAGATTTTTTTTACGAGGTTTGAAATTTTTTCCTCTGCTTTAAGCAAGAAAGTTTTTGCTTTCTTTTTAGCGTTAGCCCTAGAGAGGATTTTTACTCTGGTTTCAATCGGCGCGAGGGGTTTGAACTTCGCCTTTTGCAAGGCGCGAGAAGAAAGCATTTGCACAGGGGCGCTAAAGCTGCATTTGTTTTCCAGGAGATAATGCCAAGCGGCATTTACAGAAGTAGTTGACGATTCTAGGCGTAGCATATTTTTTATTGATTAAAAGTAAAGAAGAGGGTAGGGTTTGAACCTACTAGCCTATTAGGGGCATTTTCCAATTGCCGTCTCTCTTCAAAAGACTATTCCCAAGCGAGTTCAAGGCCCGCGATGTGAAGGGAACGATATTTTTCCGCGTCGTTGTCGTCATGGTCGATGACCTTGGCCGTGATATAGGTGCGGCCAGCCTTGCCAGTGTTCACGCCTTCAATGTCTTTGATGGTGAAACTGCGCACGCCGTTGGTTTTGACGCTTGAATTTCCTTCGTTCAGGTAAACGACATTTTTGCCGTTCAGGGCTTCAATGACTGCTTCTTTCTTAGAACGAAGAAGGGCGACGAGGTTTTCTTTGGTGATGAGGTCTTTCATAGTGTTGTTTTGGTTACGGGTTAAAGATAAGCGAGAAAGGAGAGAAGTCAAATCTTTTCTACAATATATCGACGAGCTTGAAGAGCTTTGTCCGCTTCTTCCCGCCAGTAGTCTTTGAGTTTTTCATTTTTCGACTCGGCAACTTCTTTGCAGGCAAGGTCAAAGCGTTGCGTAAGTGAGATAAAGATTGTAGTGAAGATTTCTTCGTTCATGGGGATAAGATAAGCGAGAAAAGAGAAGGTCAAGCCTTTTTTGACACGCAGAAAGAAAAGACAAGTTTTCCCACGCGCACGAAACGAATGCCGCCGACTTTGCGAGTGGAGAGACGGAAGGTGAGGATTTTAGGTTTGCGAAATGTGATTTTCTTCATGGCCACAAGATAACAGAAAAAAAGAATCGCGCAATGTCTTTTTTAACTTGTTTTTATTCTAGTAATTAGCATGCCAAGATTGCAGGAAAGTTTTTTTTGTTTTCTCTTAGGGATTTTACCTACGCCAGGGGGCGTGGCCTAGGTATTTCTCCTAGGGCTTATGCTCACCAATGGTCATCGTCTTCTGGATGAGGCTGTGGAGGCCCGCAGTAAAAAGGATTCGGTGCCCACACATCAAAGTCCGTAAGAATCCAAGCGCGAGTTGGTTTTTCCGCGCCAAACAAAAGAGTCATTTCTGCATGGGCTTCCTGCGTGGGAGTGCCCCCATAAGAGGGGGGATCATATTCGTCGGGTGTCATCATAAGATTTAAGTTTAGTTGTTTTGCGTGAGAGAAGCTTCTTGATGCTCCCATGCCTCCTCGCGCAACAAGTCGTAAAACTCGTTGAACTCAGCGGCGGCGGCGTGCATATCTTCGGCGGTAGTGGAGAAGTTCATTTCGTTCATAGGGCTATAGAATAGCGGTTTACCTCGTCCGCGCAAGAAAAAAATGATTTTTTATTCCCTAAATAGCAAACTCGAAATCTCCTAATAGTAAATAGACTTCTTACCTAAGGCGAAAATCTTAGGGATTTTACCTATCCCAGGGGGCGCGGCCTAGGTAAACCTCCTAGGCAATGTATATAAAAAAGGGCGGCTTTCGCCGCCCTCGTAGGTCATTCACCGAAGTCGCATTCGGTTTGGCTTTCGTAATAGCTGTCAAGCCACTGATCCTCAGTTGGCTCAACGTAATCATCATGAGTGTCAAACTCTTGATTGTCGGAGGGTTCTTCGCCCTCAAAACCGTTGACCTCATCAAGGTCATAAGCGGGGCGGGCGGCGTGCATGTCTTCAGCGGTGATAGAGAATTGCATAACAGAGGATATATTAATGGTTAACTGACTACGCGCATAGAATAACAGAAAACAAAGAACGCGCAAATCTTTTTTTCATGTTTTTTATTCATCAAACTGCAAATTCGAAACGCCCTAATAGTAAATAGACTTCTTAGGTAAGACTCCTAGGGTGAGAGTCTTAGGGATTTTACCTATGCCAGGGGGCTTGGCCTAGGTAAACCACCTAGGAGGCCCGATTAGAGCGTCTCTGCTTCTTCTAGGGCTTTTCTGTAGGCATTCTGGGCGTTCTGGCTTTCCTGCCTCCAGAAATTTACCGAGTCCTGCCAGAAAATGTCGTTGGGGAGTTCCTCGACTTTCTTAAGAGCGTTTCTTGCGTTGTTGTCGCAGATTGTCTGCTCGCGCTTAGCGAAAGAAAGCAGGGTGCAAAAAGTTTCGCGTGAGATTGTGATGTTGTCTTGCATGGGGATTTTGTTTGTCATAGGGTTAGAGGGTAACGATTTGTTCTTCTGTGGTGGTTTTGATTTCCTGCGTCACGGTGATCTTGGTGACCTTGACGAATTCCGCAGGAACCACAAAGGCGGGATTGTGGCGCGTGGGCTGCGTTTGAAGCTTCCCCTCTGTTGCGATGAATTTAGGATGGAAAATGCCGCCCGCGACAAGCTCCATTTTTAGTTCATGCGGTTCATGCTTGAATCCCTGTGGATCAATCCAAGGAGCTTTAAGCTCATAGCGGAAAAGTGTGGTGGTGGTAGTTTCGTTTTTCATGGCAATGAAAGGTAAAGAGTTTTTCTGGCTTGGCAAGTTAGAATTGAATTTGAGCGGTGAAGAAAGATTTATATTTTCCATCCGAAGTTTTAAACGTGGCGTATTGCTTGCCAGTGTTCTTGGAGATTGCAACGTGCTGGAAAGCTGCGCCTTCCACGCGAGTAACGCCGTCCTCTTTCTCGTAGTTGAAAGAAGTGAGAGAAGCGAGAATGTTTTCCAGCGGAGTTTCATCTTTCGTGATGGTAACGGCGCGGGGGGCGACGTTGTTGAGAAGGGCAAGAACTTGTTCGTTTGTAAGCAGTGTTTTCGTTTCCATGACTTATTATGCCACAAGACAAGAGAACCGCAAATTCTTTTTTGTTTTGTTTTCATCTTTTTCATCTATGGAAATTATAATGCCAAGATTGCAGAAAAGATTTCTTTTGTTTCTCTTGACAAGAGAATCGTCTTAGGGAAAGGCAAGGGATTGTCTTAGGTGAACTAGGCTTAGAGTCTTAGGAATTTTACCTACCCCAAGCCCCCTGGCCTAGGTAAAGTTCTTAGGCTCCCCACTTAAGGGGCTTAAGAGTTTCCTAGCCTAGGCTTAGTCAAAGTTCGTAGGACTTTTCTATGGCCCTCTCATAGAAAGCATCTAAGAACTTATCCTCTTGCTCCTTTAGGAGATCATCCCATTCGGGACTAAGTGAATCGCAGCGTGCGTCGTGCTCGCTAGCGAGGGCGTGCATGTCTTCGGCAGTAGGTGAGAATTGCATAGTAGGTAGTGTTGTTGCTTAGGTTGTTTGCTTATGCTCCGCACTGCTTTGGAGTGCGAAGGGAAAGGCCGAGTTCACGTTCAACCTTGCAACTTGCACACTGGCATTCGTAAGGCTTAACATTCAACCAGCGTATGCCGTTTGCGTCAGTGAAGTATTCGGGGGCGGGGGAGGTAGAAGAGGCGGTGTTCATGGCAGGAGTAGAGTAGAGAGGAAAGAGGGGCGCAAGTTTTATTTTGTAATCTTTGGGAGCCATTCGACAACGTAGGCTTCCCAATCTTCACGCGAGGCGAAAGCAGAGACGGGCCAAAGTTTTTCGGCCATTTCAAGGAGGAGGGCGGGGATGGTTTCGATTGTTTCCATGTTTAGAGTATAGGGGGGAAGGTTAAACGCGCAAGCGATTTTGTGCGATTAGTGGCAGGAATCATGCGCAAGCGTGTGAATCAAGTCGGAATCTTCATTCAAGATTTCCAGTTGCTCGCTTGTCAGAGGCGTTCCATCCTTTGCTTCCGCATAGCTGATAAAAGCATCACAGAAGTCGGGATAGTCGCGAAAGTCCACGCCGTCAAGTTCAATGGAGCGGAGGTCAAGTTCTGGAAGAGTGGCAGGGGAGACGTTGTTCATGGCAAGAGGATAGTAGAGGGGGAAGAGGGACGCGCAAGCGATTTTATGCGATAGTTTTCAAGATTTGAGAGCGCTTCGCGTATTCGTTGCGGTAGTAGTCTTCGCTGTTGTAGCCCTTGGATTCTGCCCAACTGGCAGCGCTGTCGAACTCCTCCATTTTATCTTCCAAGGCGTTGCGGATGATAACCCATTGAAGAGCGGTCAAGGTTTTGGTTTCAAGGGCGGCGAGATTGATTTCGTTATTCATAACAAGAGTATAGTAGAGGGGGAAAGAGATGGCGCAAGTTTTATTTTTGTGGCGTGAGGTATCCAAGACCGCCCTTCCAGAAAACCCACTTGTCTAGCATCTGGGTTCCTTTGGGCAGGGCATGCGATGAGGAGACTTGCACGAAAGAAATCTTTTCATATTGCAGAATGTCCGCCGCTTCCGCTTCTGTCCAAAGGTTAGCAGAGCACGCATAGCCTTGCGCATTGATTTCTTGAAAGAGGATGGGGGAGGGGGAAGAGTTGTTTTCCATGTGCTTATATTGCCACAAATCCGCAGACCTGCAAGCGCAACGTGCATTTATTTTTAGTGCTTTTCTTTTATGGTAATTATCATGCCAAGTGCCACTATTTGTTTTTTCTTTTTTCGTTTGACAGCTTGCCCCCCATTAGGGCGGCGTAGGTAACTGCCCTAGTGTTGACTAAGAAAAGCCCCCACCCCCATTTCCTAAGAATTTGACCTAAGGAAATCTCCTAAACGCGCCAGGGGTGGGTTTTCTCAATCTCCACTCTTAAAAACAACTATTCATCTCCTCCCATGTTCCTCTCCATCTTGCATTCACTACCCTCCCCTCCCCCTTTCTCAAAAAACCCAAACCCAAAAAAACCCAAGTGCTATTAAAACAAGAAAAAAAATCAACCCATCATTTCCACAAACCCTTTTTCAGAAGAATAAAAAAGCTTTTTAAAACCAACCTGCCGCAAAACTCTTTCGCAATTTTGGCAAGGCTTTGCTAGAGCTAGTTCGCCTCTCTGGTCTATTCTCACATTAACAAAAACACACTTGCTCAAATCTTCTTCACCCAGTTTCAACAAGGCACTAATCTCAGAATGCAAGCAGGGCTGGTATTTTTCAGGGTTGGTTTTGTAGCCAATGTACTTGCCCAGCTTGTGATAGGGATGATGCTTTTTATAGTCATTATAGCCAATGCTGAGAAGTCTCTTCTTGTCAAAAATAAAAGTGGCATGAAAACTGCGGCCATTCTGTTTGTGAGGCTTTAGTCCTTTAGTTATTTCCACGCACTTTTCTAAACTCTTGTTCATTGGTGTAATTTATCATAAGAAAAAGAAAAGGTCAATGTCAAAATTCATTAAATACACAAACGTTCCCGTTTTCGCAAATTTCAACGCTGCCAACCAAGCTCCTTCCACAGGCAGCACAAACAGTGACTTGATGGCAGCAAATGAAGTGAGCATAAATTTTGACTCATCTCTAGAGCCGCGAAAATATTTGGGCAGGACTCCCATCAGAAACGATTTTGCACCCACAGCACCATTAGCTGCCAAAGTTTCTTTCTCTTGGTTTCCCATGATTGGGGAGAACGCGAATTCTCGCAGCGTTTCTCAAACAGGAGTTTTGGCGCTCACTGGTGAATTTGAAACAGGACATCAGATTAGAGTGGGCAATTTCTTGTTTAAAGACTGTCACCTTAATTCTTACTCGATTCAAATCACTCCCTATCAGCCAATCATTTTTAGCGCCGATTTTAATAGTTACGATGTTGACGGGATTGAGGGCACAACATTTACTGGCATGGCAGATGCGCCAAATCTTCTGAAGCAAGCTGGAACAGGAGCTTATTTTGATTCTTTGCACGCTTTAGCAGTGGGCATCACTGGCAACCTAGAGCCACTACCTCAAAGCAAGAAGAGCGCTCAAATCAGCGTTTCCTGCTCTCGCACGCCCGTTTACACCATTGGCTACAAAACACCAGAGAGAGTTCTTTTAAACAGCGTTGAGCGCACAGTCACCATTGAGGGCGAAAACGTGGGACAAATTATTGATTTTAATGGCAGCGGCGATGGTTCTTTTGTGAGTTTTAGGTTTTCTCCTTTTAGGCATTTTATCACTGGAACTTCTTTTAATCCCCGCAGCAGTTATGTTTTTGCCATTGATGTGAGCGGCAAAATCACTAGCCAATCACTCACTCAGCAGCAAGGAAATTCTTTAAATGGTTCAGTAACAATCAGAGAAAATATTTATTAAAGTGTAATATAATCTGAATGGCCAAATCTAAAAAGTCTTCAGAGGGTTCTATTGAAATCGGTTCAATGGAACGTAAAGTCGAGTTCAAACAGCGCAAATTTAAATTTTCCGAAAAGCAAAAACAACTGCTCGAAATTTGTTTAAACCCCGAAACAAAAATTGTCTTTATAGCAGGTCCAGCAGGAAGCGCGAAAACTTACATGAGCGTTTATTCTGCGTTGAATCTTTTAGCATCAAACAGAGATTGGGACTTAACATACATCCGCAGCATTGCAGAGAGCGGCGACAAAGGCTTGGGCAGCTTGCCAGGAACAGTGGATGAGAAGTTCTTGCCTTTCTTGATGCCTCTTGAGGACAAGATGGACGAAATCATCACAGCGCCAACAATGGTGTCCTTGCGCAAAGATGGCGTTATTAACGCTATGCCAGTAAACTTTGTGCGCGGCTCAAGCTGGCAAAACAAAGTTGTTGTTTGTGATGAGTGCCAAAACTTCTCTAAAAAAGAGCTTGTAACGCTTCTCACTCGCGTTGGCGAGAATGCCAAGATTTTCTTATCTGGTGATTTGATGCAAAGCGATATTCGCAGCAGCGGGTTCTCACGCTTCTTAGATTGTTTCGATAACGAAGAAAGTAGAGCCAAAGGAATTCATGTTTTTAAGTTTGACAAGAGTGATATTTTCCGCAGCGAAATTCTTAAATTTATCGTTGAAAAAATCGAAAACATGGATAAAAAAGTGTAAATTAAAACATGCCAGAGAAGCCCTCAACAAATAAAATTAGCCTTGATTGGTTCGAAGCCATCAAGAGCACTGTATTAGTTGTTGTGGGCGTTCTTGTTTTGTGGCTTAACAGTAATTATGCCTCTATAGTAGATTTGCAAGTTCTTGATGAGAGAGTAGTCGAAGTGGAATCAAAAAACAAAATGCTTGATCAAAAAATTCAATCCATAGTTGAATTAATCAACACTAAGCTTGAATATATAAAGCGAGACACTGACGAAATCAAAAAAGAATTAAAATCTAAATAATATGGCCGTTTCATTCTGTACCAACTGTGGCAATAAAATAACTTACACAGTCTCTGCTCCAAACTTTTGCGGAAAATGCGGTACAAAATTAACCGCCACCGCATCAGCTAAACTACCTGCGCCCAGCAAGAGAGAACAGCATATTGAAGAAGAAGAAGATGAAAACTCAGAAGAGTTTTCTAATGTTTCTGAAATTCCTAATCTTTCCTCTCTTGCTTATGAAATTGAAAACGACGGCTCTAGCAATCGTAGCTATCAATTGGGCGAGCTTTTTGGTCAACCAAGAACATTCTCTAGAAGAAATCGTGCAATGTCTTTAAGCGAACTTAAAGATAAACATGCCAAGACGTAAAAAAATTCTTTTCGAGGAAAAGCTACCAATCATTGAAATTGAAATACGAAAGCGCCGAAACAAATGGCAGCTTAACGTATTAAAATGGATGTCTTTCGAAGACGTTGAGCAAATTATTAAATTACATATTTTCAAGAAGTGGAACATGTGGGATCAGAAGAAGGCTCTTGAACCTTGGCTTTCTCGCGTCATTGCTAATCAGATTCGAAATCTTATTCGCAATAATTATACCAATTACGTTAAACCGTGCATGAGTTGTCCTTATAATTTGGGCGATGATTTTTGTGCTTTAAATATTAGCGGAACGCAAGACTCCTCTTGTGAAAAGTATGCTGTTTGGTCCAAGAGCAAGAGATATGGTTATAACATCAAGCTTCCGCTAGAGTTGGAAAATCACTCTCGCGAAGTTGAAGAGATGCCTCTGCATCAATTAGATTTTTCTCAATCAATCTCCCTGCTGAATCAAGAGATGAAAAAAGTATTGTCGGAAAACTATTTTCGCGCCTACCAAATGCTTTTCTTCGAAAAGATGTCGGACGAAGATGTTGCAAAATTTTTAGGCTATCGCAGCAGCGAAAAAAATCGTAAAATCGGCTACAAGCAAATCAAAAATCTCAAAAAGCTTTTTCGAGACAAGGCTATTGAAATCTTAAAGAATAAAGACATTTTATGAGCGATCTCACAGAAGAGCAAAAAAAATTCATTAGCGAAAACTATTTGCAAATCACTGACCTCAATGAACTCACTAAAAGGTGTTTCAACGATCAGTCTTTGGACGGAAGAAAAAAAGAAGGCCGCTTGGTTAGGCAATTTTTAATTGATAATAATTACTCTTTCACAACCACAAAAAAAGAAAAGAATGAAAGCATTGAACTAACTGATGCTCAAAAACAGTTTGCTCTTTTGCAGAGTCAAGCTGGAACATCTACTTTTCGCATTGCTGAATTGATTTTCCAAGATCGCGAAGTTAAAAAGCTTGGCATGGAACAAAGAGCGATTCTTGACTACATTAGACTAGTGAATCCTGATCTTGTTGGCAATTCTGAGTCTGCATTGCTCACAGAATACATTCCGCCAAAAGCTTCTAGCCGTGTCTTAAAAAAGATAAATGATGCTACAGGTTTAACTCTAGACGAAAACAAAATTTCTCGCCAGTATAAGATTTGTGTTGATAAGCTCACTATTAATCTTTCTAATTCTCGCTTTGTGACAATCATGAATAATTACTTGTCGCAAAAAGATCGTGTTCTTTTTGAAGAAGAATTTATTCGTTTAACTTGGGACAAACCAGACCTATCCTCTGATGAATTGAATCTTTACATGAACGTGTGCAAAGAAATCATCAACTTGGAAGTTGTTGGCAAGCACTTGAACAAACTTAACGATCAATTTGATGAGATTGACGATCAACAAGATATGACTGTTAGGCTTGCTGAAATTATTAAGGCAAAGTCTAGTGAGTATCATCAATGCGAAGGGCGCATTGAAAATCTCACTAAAAAACTGCAAGGTGATCGCGCCGAAAGAATGAAAAATAAATACAAAGAAAATGCATCAATTATTTCTTTGGTTCAATTGTTTCAGGATGAAGAAGAGCGCAAAAACATGGTCAAGATTGCAGAGATGCAAAAGAAGGTAATTAGTGAAGAAGCTAATAGACTAGAGAGCATGGGCGAGTGGAAAGCGAGAGTTCTTGGTGTTTCAAAAGAAGATGTCATTTAATTGTTTAGAATGTCAACAAGGGTTCGATTCAGAACGCAGTCTCCATGCTCACATCAAAAAGCATGACATGTTTTTACATGATTATTATGTAAAGCATTTTAGGCGCAAAGACTTGCTTACTGGCGATTTATTGCCTTTTAAAAACAAAGAGCAGTATTTTCAAACTTATTTTCTCAGTAGTGAGAATCAGGACAAGTTCTTTAATCAACAATACAATAAAGATTTGGGAGTTTGCATGATTCTTTTGGACATGCTTTGTTCAAAGACCAAGGATGGATTTGCACCATGCGAAGTTATCCTGAAGAGTTATGGTTTGCCAAGTATTTCAGTTTTTAAAAAGTTTTTTGGCAGTTACTCTGCGGCAACTGAGAGTTGCGGCTCAAAGCTTATGTTTGGCGATAAGTTTCCAAAAGAATGCCTCGCCAATCCAAACCCAAAAATTTTCATTGACACGCGGGAGCAGCAACCCCTATCCTTCAAGAACAGCGAATTTCTAAAGCTGGATTTGGGAGATTACTGTGTTGAGCCAAAGTATTTTAATTATACGTTTGTTGATCGCAAGTCTGAATCAGACTTTAAATCCACAGTAAGCGAAGACAACTTGGACCGATTTAAGCGCGAACTCTCGCGTGCGCGTGAGCAAGAGTCTTTCATTTTTGTGGTTGTGGAAAGCGACTTTGAACAGATACAGAAAAACAATGGCAAAAACTCTCACAAGAGCAATCTTGCTTACATCTACCACAATATGAGAGCTTTGCAAATGGAATTTAAAGACTGCTGCCAGTTTGTATTCTCCAGCAATCGCAAGAACAGTGAAAAACTTATTCCTCTTCTTTTGGTTCACGGCAAAAAGCTTTGGAACGTAGATTTACAATTTTATATTAACGGAGGATTATTAAATGGCTTGGACTGAAGGCAATCAAAAAAGAAGAAAACACTTTCTAAACATCAATCAAGAAATCCTTGATGCGAAAGGCTTTTTGGAAGAGAGAGAAGCTAAGATCATGCTGTACAAGTTTCTCAAGGAGAATCCGTCTTTCACTTGCGAATTGTTGACTGGTATTAAATTGTTTCCATTTCAGCACATGGCAATCAAGTCCATGATGCTCACAGATTACTTTCTAGGCGTTTGGAGTCGTGGCCAGAGTAAAAGCTTTACAACAGGTTTATTCGCTGCTCTAGACGCTGTTCTGCATCAAGGAGTGCATATTGGCATCATATCTAAAAGCTTTCGTCAGAGCCGAATGATCTTCAGCAAGATTGAAGACATTATGAAAACGCCAAAAGCCTCCATGTTTGCCGAGGCAGTCACAAGAGTTTCTAAAAATAACGATCAGTGGGTCATGGAAATTGGCCGCAGCAAGATCACTGCGCTGCCTCTTGGTGATGGCGAAAAACTGCGCGGCTTCCGCTTTCAAAGAATGATTATTGACGAGTTTTTGCTCATGCCAGAACGAATCTTTAATGAAGTTATTTTGCCTTTCTTATCTGTTGTGGAAAACCCCACAGAGCGTCAGGAAATTTATAACTTGGAAACAGAATTAATTGAAACGGGCAAAATGCAAGAAGAAGATCGCACTCAATGGCCAAATAATAAAATCATTGGGCTTTCTTCTGCCTCCTACAAATTTGAATACTTGTATAAACTATATCAGCAATACGAGCATCTTATTTTAAATCCTGAAAAAAGTGATGTGGCGCATCGTGTTATCATGCACTTGAGTTATGACTGTGCGCCAACTCAGTTATACGATCAGTCTTTGATTCAGCAAGCAAAATCAACCTTGAGTCAGTCTCAGTTTGATCGCGAGTTTGGTTCGATATTCACTGATGATTCCAGCGGTTATTTTAAAGTTAGCAAAATGGCAGCTTGCACCATTGAAGATGGTCAAGGTCAATGTGTGGAAATTGCTGGCGAACCAAACGATGAATATATTTTATCTTTTGACCCATCTTGGTCTGAAAGCGAAAGCTCTGACGACTTTGGCATGCATGTTATTAAAATCAATAAAGAAAAGCGAATAGGAACAGTTGTTCATAGCTATGCTATTTCTGGCACTCGTCTGAAAGATCATATTTTTTATTTTTATTATATCTTAACAAACTTCAATATTGTTTGCATTGTTGGTGACTACAATGGTGGCGTGCAATTCCTAAACGCCTGCAACGAAAGCGACTTGTTCAAAAGCAATGATTTTAAAATAGACTGCTTTGACGCAGACTTTGATGATGTTCAAAACTACAATGCATCTTTGCGCGAAGCTCGCAATCAATACAACTTATCATCCAAAAAGATATGCCATCTTCGTCGCCCAACTTCACAGTGGATTCGGTTTGCAAACGAATTATTACAGTCTTCTTTTGATCATAAGAAAATTTGGTTTGCTTGCAGCGCAGTTAATGATGACTATCAACGCCAAAGAGGCAAGAGCATTCCCATTGACCAAATCAAGTTCTTGAGAGTAGCAGATGCGGACGAAAAGAATACAGCCGCAAAAATGATTGATTTTATCGAGCACCAGAAAGACATGATTGATTTGACCAAGGCTGAGTGCGCTCTTATTCAAGTTTCAACAACTAGCCAAGGCACACAGTCTTTCGACTTGCCATCAAACCTAAAGAGACAAAATGGCGCAGATAAAGCTCGTCGTGACTCTTACTCTTCTTTGGTTCTAGGCAACTGGATGGTTCAAACCTACTTTGACATGATGAATTTTAAAGCAGAAGATACAGAAGCTACATTCACTCCATTTTTTGTCTAAAGTAACTTTGAAAGTGGGATTTGTAAGATTTGCGTGTAATATAAATTAATGGCCCGCTCTTACAACAAAAAATCCGACTATTGGACAAAGTTCAATCAAAAGTCTCTTCCGAACTTTCAATCAACAATTACTGCAAACACTGAGCCTGTTTCGGCTGGTGAACCATTTTACACTTCTGACGCTTCTATGGTTCAATTTGCAAAAGCTTCCAGAGAAGGTTTAAGCAGAACAGATGCAACTTCTAGCAGAGTTAATCGTGCGGCTCTTGCTCCGACTTTTGATCGCTACAGCAGCATTCGTGCTGGCATGTTGCCTTACAGCTTTTCTAACGACGGCGTTTATGTTCGGGAGGCGATTGAGCTATGTCAAAAAGCCTACGCCAATGTTCCTATTTTCCGCAATGCTATTGATTTGATGTCGGAATTTTCCAATGGCGAAATCTTTTTTGAAGGCGGCACAGACAAAGCAAAAGACTTCTTTTATCGCTGGATGCGTAAGATTCGCGTATGGGATTTGAAAGACCAGTTTTTCCGCGAATACTATCGCAGCGGCAACATCTTCATCTACAGAGTTGATGGTAAGTTTGATTTAGAGGACTTTAAAAAGCTCTCCACCATGTATGCAGAAGAAGGTGCAGAGATTAGAAACCAGATTCCTCTCAAGTATATTCTTTTAAATCCTTTTGATATTGTTGCCAAGCGCGTGACAACTTTTAACGCAACAAGTTATGAAAAAGTTCTATCTGAATATGATTTGGAAAGATTGCGCAATCCACAATCCGAAGAAGACATTGAGTTGCTAAACTCTTTCCCCGAAGCAGACCGCAAAAATATTCAAAAAGGCGGCTTTGCCAAGAACGGTTTAAAAATAAAAATCAATCCAGAAAAACTACATTTCGCATTTTATAAAAAACAAGACTATGAGCCTTTCTCTATTCCTTTTGGTTTTCCTGTTCTTCAAGACATCAATGCCAAGCTTGAACTCAAGAAAATGGACCAAGCAATCACAAGAACCGTTGAGAATGTCATTCTACTTATCACAATGGGCGCACCACCCGATAAAGGAGGAATCAACCATCACAATCTCCAAGCCATGCAAGACCTCTTCCGAAACGAATCTGTCGGAAGAGTGCTCATCTCAGACTATACAACAGAGGCTAATTTCGTTATTCCAGACCTTAACAAAGTTCTTGGACCAGCCAAATATGAAACACTAAATAAAGACATTGAGCAAGGTCTTCAAAACATTTTCTTTGGCGATGACAAGTATGGTAACATTGCCACAAAAATTGACATGTTTATTGATCGCCTCAAAGAGAGTCGTCAAGCTTTCTTGAACGAGTTCTTGCAGCCAGAAATCAAAAGAATCTCTAAGGCTCTTGGCTTTCGCTCTTACCCAGAGGCTCGCTTCAAAGAAATCGACTTCAAAGACAACACTCAACTTCTCCGTGTTACCACTAGACTCATGGAACTTGGAGTCATCACTCCGCAGCAAGGTCTTACAGTGTTTAATACTGGTAGATTCCCACAAGCTGAAGAGATTGCTCCAGCGCAACAGAGCTTTGTTAATGATCGTGAGAAAGGCTTCTACAACCCGCTTGTTGGCGGTGTGCCAGTTATTGCAGACGCTAACGGACAAGAAACAAATCAAACACCTAAATCTGCTGGTCGTCCACAAGGAGCAATCACAGAAGCCAATTTCTCGCGCAAAAACATTCAAGAGATTGTTTACGAAATCGAAGCTTTTGAAAACAACGTAAAAGCTCAAACCAAAGAAAACTTGGGCGTTAAGAGACTGAGCAAGCAGCAAAACTCTGCCATTGAAGAGCTTTGCAAAAAGATTATTTGCTCCCATGAAAAAAATGATTGGGGCAATAAAGCTCTTGAATGTGTAAAAGATTTTAATGTAATAGAATCTTTAGGGCTTCTCGATGAAGTTTCTGAGATCGCCGAATCTCACAAATTAGATTTTTATTCAGCAGCCATCCTACATCATAGTCGCACAAATGAGTCCTAACGAAGTTCCAATTCCTCTCGAAAAAACAGTTGTCATTAATGGCTCCACAATTGAAATCTCAATTGCGGAAAAAAAGATGAGCGATAAAGAAAAAACTTCTTACAAGAAGTTCATGGCAAAATGCATGTCGGAAAGCTCTGGCAAAACAGATCGTGAAGCTGCTATGTCTTGTGCTGTCTCATTCGACAAAATGAAAGAAAAGATCATGGCAGAAGATGAAGAAGACGATCTTGAAGAAATCGAAAAAGAGGAGGAGGGTGAAGAGGAAGAGGAAGAAGAAGAGTATGAAGAGTCAAAATCTGCCGCCAAAAAAGGCGACAAGATGGAGTATCGTGAAAAGCCAAAAACCTCAAGTAATTCTGTTAGGATTCTCACTGTAGAGCAGCTTCGCAAATGGGAGTTGCACGAAAAAAACGAAACAAGAGAAGATGAATTAAAAGAAACCAAAGAAGCTTGGAGAAATACTGTAGATTTATAATATGGATTTTAAATATAAAACAGAATTTGATGTTTCTATTCGCCAGTGTAAAATTGGCGAAAACTCTTTTATTTCCACAGCTTCGCTAGAGAATCTTAAGAGTCTGTTGCCTAGTCAAAGCATTGACTTGGGCAAAAACATTGACCTCATGGGAGTAGCTTTTGACGCTGCTGTCGTGAACCAATTCAATCGCAACGATGACGGCATTGACTCTCAAACTGCTGTTCAAATCGCGCCATACTTCATCCACAAACCAACAAACATTGAGCACAATAAGAAACAAATTGTGGGCCATATTGTTTCGGCTGGTTTCAATTCTTGGGGCGAAAATGTTCCCCTAAATAATCAGGAAGTTATTGAAACAAATGGCTTAATTAATCTAGCTTTGGGCGCAGTAATCTATAAGCTTGTTGATCCTAAATTTACTGATTTGATTTACAAATCAACCAGCGAAAGCAGCAATCTTTTCAATACAGTTTCTGCAAGTTGGGAGCTTGGATTTAACGAATATGTTTTGGCTGTTGGAAGCACAAATTTAAAAGAGGCTGAAATCATTTCGAACCCAAAGCATATTGACGAACTCAAAGGCAAGCTTCGCGCTTATGGTGGCAATGGTAAAATGGAAGATGGCTCCAAAATTTATCGCTTGGTAAAGGGCGCTGTTTATCCTCTTGGCATTGGTTTCACCGCTAATCCAGCCGCTAATGTCAAAGGCTTGCTGCTTGATAATGGCATCACCTCAGAAGAAAACGTATCATTCAAAGACCCGCGAGATAAAAAAGTATTTGCAATGAATACAAAAAATATTTCCCAATTTAATCTTAAAGATGTAAACATTAAAAAATCTATGGATTTAGAATCATTCCTTTCAGAACTCAAAGCTTCTCTCACAGAGAAGAAAATCTCGGAAGAAGCCATCGCCAGTATGACTAGCACATTTGCTGATGCAATTCGTCAAAAAGACGAAGAGTATCGCTCTGCTAAAACTGAGAAAGAAGCTTCCGAAACCAAAGCCAAAGAACTCTTGGCTTCTGTCGAAACTCTTCAAAAAGACTTGTCTGACACAAAAGTCAAGCTCCAAGAAATTGAAGCCGCTCAAGAAGCTGAAAAAGCCTTGGCTCGCTTTAATGCTCGCATGGAGCAAATTGACAATCTTTACTCTCTTGAAGACGAAGATCGTAAAGTTATCGCTTCTGAGCTTCAAGCTATTGAAGCCTCTGACGAAGCTTTCGCATCTTATCAAGATAAGCTTTCTGTTGTGCTTAAGCATAAGAACAAGGAACACCTTGGTCGTTTGGCTGAAGAAACAGAAGCAAAGATCACTGCTGAAGTTGAAAAGCGCCTAAGCGCACTCAACCAATCCACTGCTTCCACAAAGACCGAAGCTGAACTCGCAGAAGAAGCACTTGAAAAAGCCAAGGCTTCTGCTGAAAAAACCATCCCGAATAACAACGGAGAAACTTCCCAAGAAAATAAGAGTCTTAAAGAAAAATTTGCCTCTGCATTTTCTCGCGAAAACATTTTAATTTCTTAATTTAACTACACAATATGGCTATCAGACTACTCCCATTCCGTCAATATGATGACAACGATGTCATCAATATGTACGCACTAGCAGATGCTGCCGTCAACGAATCCGTAACTGGCGTTGGCAGTGGTGATGCTGGTGTTTTTGTTAAGGTTTCCGCTGGAAACTTTGACCTAGACCCCGTAAGCTACGCTACCGACAGCTACCTCGGCAAAACCGACTATCCGTTCGTTGGCGCTAACAGCTACCCATCCGTCAACCTCAAGGTTACTCCTGCCGCCTCTGGCGACATCACCAACTGCCTTGGCATCACTCTTCGCCAGACTGCAAAGTTTGACGAAAACGGTGAAAAGCTTCTTTACTATCGCCAAAAGGCTGAAGAACTCATGTGCGTGCTTCCTGGACAAGCTGTTCCAGTTGCCACTCGCGGTATGTTCTCTGTTGGCGCTAATGCTATTGATGGCACTCTCACTGTTGGCAGCGGCTTCAAGCTTTCTGCTAATGCTGGTAAAGTCACTGGCTGTCTCCACTCCGACGCTGGCAAGCTTGGTCTTGTCCTTGGCACTGGTTCCCGCACTGCTCAATCCACCGCAGATCAATTCGCTGGTACTGGAACCGCTAACTTCGCTGTGATCGGTCTTCGCATGTAATCTTAACCAAGGAGGAAAAAAATTTAATATGAAAATCTCTCTCAAAAGAACTCCAGAACAAATCGAACTAATCAAGGCTATGGCTTCACGCAACCGTCAGGTCGCTTACGAAGCTCAAGTAGCTCTTGCTGAGTTCATCGGCCCTGTTCTCGCCGAAGTCATCAACAACGCTCCGACTCTAAGTAATCTATTTACTCAGCTTCAGTTCAACGCTGACGACAATCCTTCCATTCCGCTTGACCTTTACTATGATATTTCCGACGAGGACTATATCACTGTGTACAGCCAAAGCGTTGCTGGTGGTCTTCCACAGAACCAAGTCCTTCCGACTGTTTCTGAAATGAAGATTGCTACCTACACTCTCGACTCTGCTCTCAGCTTTGATCGTCGCTATGCAGCCAAGAGCCGCATGGACGTAGTTAGCAAAACCTTCACTCGCATGGCTCAAGAAATCCTTCTTAAGCAGGAGCGCACCAGCGCCAACCTTCTTATGACTGCTCTTGCCAATGCTACCACTAACGGTTTGTCACACATCATTGATGCTACCACTGCTGGCAGCTTCTTGCTACAAGACTTCAACAACCTCATCACCCGTGCTCGCCGCATCAACACTTCCTTCTCTAAGGGTACTCCAGAAGGCGCTGCTAATGCCCGTGGCATCACTGATCTTATCATCAGCCCTGAGTTGGAAAACTCTATTCGCTCAATGGCTTACAACCCCATTAACACCAAGGGCGCTGGCGCTGCTGCTCTAGGCGGTTCCGACTACCGCTCAAACGGTATCGCTGCTCCTGATGAAATGCGTATGGCTCTATACAACTCCGCTGGTCTTCCAGAGTTCTATGGCGTTTCCCTCATGGTAATCAATGAGTTCGGCGAAAATCAAAAGTACAACACCATCTTCGACACTGTTTATGGCGGTACCTTCAACCCAGCTACTCAAGAAATCGCCGTTGGTCTTGACCGTGGCCGTGAGTCTCTCATCCGCGCCACTGCCATCGACAGCGAAAGCGGTTCTGAGTTCACCCTCATCGCTGACGACCAATACAGCATCCGTCAGAACAAGATTGGCTACTTCGGTTCTCTCGAAGAAGGCCGTATGGTTCTCGACAACCGTGCTCTCCTCGGTGTGATTGTCTAATCCACTGCTTAAATCAGGGACTGCTCGAAAGGGCAGTCCCTTTTTTGTTTACTTTTAAAAGTTTAACTGTATTATAATATATGAATCTACAGAACGAATTAAATAGCATTGAACACATTAACGGCAAAGAATACAAGGAAAAGGTTTTGAAGCTAGAAAAAATTCTAGGCGTGCAAGAAGTGAATCCATTTAAAACCACTGACCCACAAGTGTTTGAAGAACGTTTGGCTGAAATGAATTATGCTGAAATGCAAGCTCTAGCTATGCGTGTTGGCCTTAGCCCTTACTTGCAAAAGCCACAACTAAAGAAGGCTCTTGCCAAGCAGTGTCGCAGCTATAATCTTAATGCAACAGGCAAAATGCTTTCTCTATCAACCAAGTCTGTGCAGCTTGATCCAAACAATCCACAGCACCAAAAAACCCTTAAAATCTTAGGAGAGTTTTAATGAGCGTATATTCTGATTTAGCACACGAAGTTTTTTCTGTAGAGTTTGGCTCTGACGCTAGCACAACCACTTTCACCCAAATCAGCGGTTGGTTTTCGACTAATTTAGGGCTTCTTAATAATTTGCTTTATACAAATTTTAGCGGCCCTGATCCTTCCTTGGGAGAAGAAGAGAAGTCTATTTTCAAAGAGCTTTATTTAAGCAATTTTTATTCACGCCAAGCTCGAAATGCTCTTCGCGGCATCTTGGCATCTAGTAATAATGGCGACAATATTCTTTCTGTTTCTGACGGCGATAATTCAATCACGTTTGTTAATCGCAACGAAGTGAGTAAAGTTTATCGCGGTTTATCTACAGACTCTCAGATGAAACTTAAAGACCTTGTTTATGCTTATAACAGCTACAAGGCTGAACCTCGTCAACTTGGCGGCATTGAGGCTGGCTATCAGTCTGGAAGCGGGTTTCCATACTCCTATTATCCTGGCGGTTATCTATAAAGCGAATATTGAAAGCGTAAACAAAAAACCCCGCTCCTTTTGGGAGCGGGGTTTTATTTTATTGAGTATTAGACGAATGCTCTGTCGGAAGAACCTGAGAAGTAGATACCGTGAACAGTATCATTAGGACCACCAATTTGAGTGGAGAAGCTAAGATCAACACTCTTGTTAGAGCCAATGTCAGAAGAGTAGCTTTCGCTATCAAGACGAGCAGCTTTAAAAGCGTATTGCACAGCAGGAGTATTTGTGCCAGGAGCTTTGATGGTAAGAGTGATGTCTCTTTCGGCTCCGTCATCAATCATGTCAGCAAGGTTACGAGCTTGTGTTTCGTTCACAAGAGCATTCACTGTCATTGTAGCGGTTACAGGGAAGTCAGTCACGCGAGCGAACGCGAAACGGCTACCAAGACGCTCAATTGGAGTGCGGCTCATTGGAAGAGAAATACTCACGCTTTGAATGTTGATTGAATTTGGACCAGTAAGAATAGAAGCTGGAGTGCCGAAACCTGTTCCAGTAAATCCGCCGAAATCTAGTGTAATGTCACCAGGGCGGAGAGCGGTTACGCCATCGCCAGTTGAAGGATTAGGTAGCATTACCCAACCGTTTACGCCAGTGGAGAGAAGCTTTGTTCCGTTTTCTGGATTAATGGCTGGACCAGCAAAACCAGTGCCAGTATATGTTCCGCTTACGCCTGTAGCATAAGTAGCGGCACAAAAACCAAGACCTTCAACGGAGACTGAAACTGTTGGTAGGTCACCAACAGCAGCATTAAGAGTATAGTCTGTAATGAAGCCGTTGCCAATGCCAATAACACCCTTGCCCACAAGTTCGGCAGCGGTACCAGTATCGTAGTTAAGGTCAACGCCTTCGCTATCAGTCACGATATAAAAGTTAACGCCAGAAGAGCTAACCATTTGTCCAGAGGCAAAGTTAGCTTCAGATGTTGGGCCTTTATTACCAACGCCATTGCCTCGCATATAGAAACCAAGAGCGGATTCATTGAATCCATCAGCGAGGTAGTATGAGAGGTCCAAGCTCACAGTCGGAGACTGTAGAACGAGAGCATCAATACGAGCAAGCTGACCAAATTGGTTTACGTCTTGACGAGTGATTTCAAAGCTATAGTTAGCGCTCTGTACACGCTTTAATTGCTTGTGTTGTCCAGAGGTTTGAGATGAGAGTCCGCTGCTTACAAACAGCCCTTCAGATTGATAGATTACGCGATTTCTTGCCATAAATAGAAAGTTTGCTTTATTTACATTTAAATAAGATGAATGAGAACTATATTCTAGGATACCTCATAATAGAAACATCAAAGTCAATAAATCCAACATACAAATCATTAACTAATGACTTTCTTGGTTTATCATTCATTTTGGAAGTTTTAACTCTTTCAATAAAATATTTATTGTTGTTTTGGTATTGGGTTTTTAAATTCTGATAGTTATAATATCCACTTTTTAAATCTCCATATTCAGTGAAGGGATAGCTGTCAAAAGGAACATCAACAATGTTCTCGTTTTTTGAATCAGCAAAAATAGATAAAACTCCATCAAGTTGATAAGGATTTTCGGCGATTACTACTGCATTTAAATTGGTAGTTGTTTGATCCATGCCGCCAAATGCAAAAGGCTTATTCTCGAACGCAGTGTTGCAGATATAAATTGCGGGAACAACTTGATCGTATGGTTGAACGTATGTGGGGCTTAGATTTGTGCCTATTTTACTTTGCGGAATGAATTTATTTTCAATCAACAAGTCTTCCTCTGTTTCATTGCTATAGTAAACACTGAAATCTTTAGTGGCGAAAGCTCCTGTGACAACTGCTCCAGTTGCAGCGCCACTAATTAAGGCGCGGCCATTGTCAAAGTCAAGAATTCTTGAGCTTGTGCTATTGTTTGAACCAGTAGCGCGGCCAGAAAATGACCCGTTAATAAAAACTCCAGAAGGAATTGTTGCGCCAGTAATAGAATAGTCGGAAACCCATTGTTTATAAGGACTGCCAAAAACTTTGTATGTGTTAGGGACTCTTTCATCTTGATAATAATAAAAACGACCAGTTGTATTGGTGTATGCTTGACCTTTGGTTAATAAATAATTATCAAACCACAAGAGAAAAGACGATGATAGTTTATGTTGAAATTGAGGAATCATAGAATGCCCGTGAGTACGACACTTTTGTCGATTTGCTGGAATTTTTTGGCGTATTTACTTAATAGCGCAGAAATGTATGCAGTATTTTTAAACTTACCTTTTCTAATTACACCTTGCGCTTGAACGCCTGCACTGGAACGGCTTAAGTTTGAGTCTATATTTAAATAAGAGCCAAAGCCAGATATTCCTCGCTCTATACCTTCTGCCCAAGAGCGACCACTTGCCCAAGGCATAGGAGTAACAGAAAAAACTTCCTCTTTTGAAGGTAAAAAAATCTTCATTAAGAACCCAGATTCAGTATCTCTACCATCTTCTATTTTGCTTGATTCAATCAAGTCAATAATTGACTGTAGCGGCGAGTCTCCCTCATTAAAACCAATAAAAGAAAATAAATTGCCGTAACCTCCCAAAGTTTCACTGGTATTTTGAGCGTTTGGTCCTCCAAGAATTTCAACAGAAACAGGATGCGCCAAAAACTCTTCAAGCATTTCTTTTTTGATTTTTTCAAAAGCAGCTATGATTCTTTGCTGGAAAGCTTTGCGATTTTGCTTTACAACTGCGCGAACAACAAATTTTTGCAATTCTTTTGCGAAAGATTTTATAGAAACTTTTTTTGCCATTATTCGTCCATTGGGATTAAAATAAATTCATAATACTGCGGCCCAAACATGCCAAGAGGTTTGCCATCGCTTTTGATGGAAAAACGCCGCCCATCCAATTCAACTCTCTTAGCTTCACGAACATATTCGTAGCCTTCTAAATTTACTTTAATTTTAACAGTTCCCGCAGGAAGAATAATTTTATCTTGGCCAGATGAATTCGATTGAGATTCTTGCAAGAATGTTTCGCTCATCTCAACATATTTAATTCGCGCTTGAAAAGTCTGTGATACTTCTGTTGTTTCTGTATTAGAAGACTGTTGGCGATAAAGAGCGTTATAATTAGCAGAAGAAGAGATTACAGTTCTTTGACCAATTTTGAATACAGTGATCTCGCGAGCAAAAGTGTCGTGGATTTGATCAATGATTGATTTGATGTTAGTTTTTTGGTTTTCTGATAAAAATCCAGCCATGTTATTTATTTTTACACTTTTTCTTTTATTATAATAAAGGTATAAGGCATGAACGCAAAAAAAATCTTATCTCGTCACTATAACGAAAACACTAAGCATCTTTTTAAACAATTTTTAAGAATTGTGGAAGAGTTAAAACGGGATCACGATGATGCCCATAAGAAAATGCGTGAAAATTTGCCAGAACAATATTCTTCCATTTTAAATATGGGAGACTATCTTGATGATGATAAAATGTCTTATATCAGAAAGAAGATTTTAGATTTGGGCAATGAGACTATGCGCTCCTCAGATTCAGAATTAAATAATTTTACTGTAAGTTTCGTTTTTAAAGATTAATATATAACAAGGAATATGGAATTCAAAGACATCTACAATTTTACTGTTTATGAAACAGTCGAGAAACCTGTTGAGTCCGTCTCAAACGACGAACAAGGCAATGAAGTGAAGGTAACTAAAAAAGTAAGCGAGAAATCTCCCATCAAGGTGTTTCTCAAGAAGCCTTCGCGCCGTCAAATCGAAGAAGCTGATTTGGAATATAGCGTGGAAATGTCCCGCTGCATTAAAAAAGGCATTCTTACCAAAGCAATGCTTGTCAAAAAGTATTCTGACACTGGCGGCTTGATGAGCGAAACAGAAGCAAAGACTCTTTACCAGAACTATCAAAAGCTCTTGGAACTACAGAGAGAATATACTGAAAACGAAACCATCAACAAGACTGACGATAATCGCAAAAAGAAAACTGAAGCTGTCTCTCTTGAGATGGCTCAGGTTCGCGATCAAATCGTCAAGACTGAAATGGCTTATCAATCTCTCTTTGATCACACTGCCGACATGAAGGCTCAAAATCGTCTTCTCATTTGGTACATCATCAATCTCACCTATATTCAAAAAGAGAATCAAGACAAGCCAAAGCCATATTTTAGCGGCGAAGACTTTGAAGATCGTCTTGAAGACTACTATCAAAAAGAAGAGCAAGAAGACCCTCTTTATTTTGAGATCGCCCGAAAGGTTTCCAATGTTGCTGCTTTCTGGTTTTATAACCAAGCTGCCAATAAAGAAGATTTCGATGGTTTGTTTGAAGGCAAAGGAGATTCGGAAACTTCCCAGAAAGAAGAGTCTCCAAAAGAAGAGTTGCCAAAAGAAGATTCGCCAAAAAAGAAAAAAGCTAAGTCTTGAATGACAATCTTTACATAGAGATTGTTAACGAGATTTTTGATGGATACACACGGTTTGATTTTAAAGATCAAACCGTGTTTTTGCGCCATTTCTCATTAAAGGACCAAGAGTTCTTAAATAAGAATTTCGAACAGCATAAAAATCGAGCCATTGCAAAAGGCATCCAAGAAGAAAAAGATGTATTAGCCCGACTAGACAGAGATGGCACTTGGAGCAAAGATGATGAAAATAAAATCTTAGAGCTAGAAAGCTTCGTGCAAAACCTAGAGAAGACAAAGAGCAAACTAATGCTGCCTTCTCAAAAAGAAAGTCATCAAAAATTAATTGATGAAGAAAAATTTAAACTTTTTGAATTAAAAAGTCAAAAAAAACAACTCGTAGGCAAGACTGCCACAGAGTATGCTAACAACCGATCCAACGAAGATTTTTTAAGAAATCTTCTATACAGCGACGAGCAAACTACAAAACTACTTTTTTCAGACGAAGACTTTGGCGAACTAGATAACAGTGAGCTTTCGTCGCTCATGGACTCTTACTACAATATCATGAACAAATTCTCTGACGAGAATATTCAACATGCTGTTTTACAAGACTGTTTTAGCTTGTATTTAAGCCACTGTGAGAAGCCGTGGGATTTTTTCGCCAAGCCTTTGATTAGGCTTTCGCTGTATCAACTCAAAGTTATTGCTTATGGCAGAATGTTCTTAAACATTTTCCAAAACGTTGATAAGATTCCAGATTCTATTCGCAAAGACCCAAAAGCTCTCATAGATTTCGCCGAAAGCAGCCGAAACAAAACAAAGCTCTCAAACTCTGCAAAAGATAATTCCGCCACTGCTCTCTTTGACTCTAAAAAAGAAGATTTAGATTTTGTCGATCCAGAAGCTAAGAAAGTTTCGCTTTCGGAACTGTTGAAGAAAAATAACGGGCAATTAAATATGGAACAAATGATGGAAGTTATGGGACAAAAGGTGTAATAACCTTTTAAGGAATAAGGTATGGCTATAAATGTCCCTCTTAACGCACAGTTTCAAAACGCAAATCAAG